TCGTCAAACGTGAAATGATTTCACACATTAACGTTGTACACGTTCGTAAAAATTCGTCTGGGCAGCAAGCTAATAGTACAGGCGGTCGTATTAGTGAAGAAGATATTAAAGGTAGTGGTTCACTGTTCCAAGTCAGCATGAATAACCTACTATTAATGCGTGACAAAGAGAACGACGACCCCGTTGTACGTAACACGACCAAAGCAGTAATGTCTAAAGCACGTCGAACAGGCTGTACAGGTAGCGCTGGATTCTGGTATTATGATAATGCGACCTCACGTTTGCAGAAGGGTATTGATCCAAGTAAAGCAGATTTTGAGGAAGATACTGAGCTATTTAAAGAGTTCGATGCCTACAATAATGTAGACCCGAATGATGTTTAACTATTAACTTTGGAGGTACAGGCCGTATGGCGTACTTGGTATTTGATTTAGAAACTTCTATCTATTCGTCTTTTGGACGTAAAGCGAATCCTTTTGATGATCGTAATTACATTGTTAGCTACGGTCTGAAGTATCAGGATGGAAGAAAGCTTTTAACCCATATCAACAGTGATGTTAAGAAACCCCCAGCAGGTTGGTTAGATGGCGTCGATTGTATTGTAGGTATCAACTTGAAGTTTGATCTACATTTCATTTGGCAAGACCCAGACCTACGAAAGTTCTTTAAGCGTGGTGGGCGCATCTACGACTGTCAGTATGCACAGTACTTAGTCAGCGCACAGCAACATAAGTACCCTTCTATGGATCAAATGTCAGAGATTTACGGAGGCACACAGAAAGAGGATAAGATCAAGGAGTATTGGAAAGCAGGTATTCAGACGATTGACATACCTAAAAAAGAGCTGTTGGATTACCTGGACGATGACTTAGAGAACACAGAGATAATCTTCAAAGGTGTTCGAGAAGTGGCTAAGGATATGGGGATGGTCAAGACTGTTCGACAGCACATGGAAGGACTGTGTGCGACTATTGAGATGGAGTACAACGGCCTGAAGATTGATTGGGAAGCAGCACGTAAGAATCAAAAGCAGCTCGAAGATCGCTTAGCAGTCATTGGCAAGGAGTTTGACCAGTACCTACCGGATATGCCCGAAGGGTTAGAGTTTAATTGGTCGTCAGGAGACCACTTGTCAGCATTACTCTTCGGTGGTTCTATTAATTACACTGTCAAAGAACACCAGCAAGATGAGAAGGGTAATCTACTTTACGCAACAAAGGTTGAGAAAATCCCTGTTAAAGATGCGAATGGTCAACCAGTACGTTTCAAGTCTG